TCACATCACCGGGCTGTCATCTTCGTCGGCACGGTTAACAAAATACATCACGCGTCCGACAACAATAACGTCCTCCAGACTATCCCCCTCGATCGCCTCGCCATCTTCCGTAATGAACGACTCACCCATCAGTTTCGCAAACCGCTGACGACCATACAGAGACAGAACGACAGTGCATCCCTGCTCCAGTTTGCCAGGATTGGCCTCAACGACGGCGTAGCCGGTTGCTGTAGGCAGCAGCCCCGTGGTGGCGCTTACACCACAAACCGCATCGAGTGTTTGCATTAGCGGACAATCCCCATATTGCGTAGCAACCATAGACGGTTTTCACTGAAATCTGGCGTTTTATCGACGAAGCTGGGCTGGTTCAGCTCTATCCACCTGTTAGCGTCCTGTTCGGTGAAGTCGTGATTGTGCTTGCGTAACTCACGAATAAAATCGCCTGTGCGCAAGCACATATACCCTTTTGGGTTGAGTTGAATCGCGTCACGAAAAGCTACGAAAACATCATTTCGGCGTGGCATGGTCTGCCCCCACAATACTGTATATTGATACAGCAGTTTTTAATGATGGGCAGATCAATGCAGTTTTTGACGATTAATTTTCAACGCTGATTAAGCGTACTTATCCGTAATGACCGCTGACGGAATGTTAATGGTACAGTCAAAATTGACAGTGTCATGAACGTCCGCAGTTCCGGCATCTACAGCAGCTTTTAATGCTGACAGCGCCATGCGTTTATTTTTTATCTGACCAAGAATATTACCCGTGCAACTCCTCCAGGCTGTGGCATTTGAAAGAATTGTTGCCACGAGGCTTGAAAGAGCCCAATGCCCACCCGATGCCGCTACCATCTGGTTCAGTATTACAGGCACATAGTTATTATCAGCAGTCCAGGCCTCAGCCTCAAGAACCTGCGCCCACCAGCTCTCAGGCTCCTCAAATGAATACGGAGCCTGAATAGCAATGGTTGCGTTAAGTCCATTTACCCGGAGGGTATTTAATGTTGTGCTGTACGCTTCATCAGGGTCATACACGATATCAACCCAGGCTGGATATCCATTCAAAGACCCCAGCACTTTTCCTGCAGGAGGAAACCCCCTGTAAGTGAAGTAATCCTCGTCACTGATTTCAACCCCATCCGCCGGCCATGATCCAGCCTGCTCATACAGGCTCTTCATATCCAGAGGATAAAATGCATTTGTTGTAGCACTAAAAACGTAGTTAGACATACAACCTCCCGACATTATGCCGATGGTTTTTCCGGCCAGTTAATTTGTGGCGCGGTCTCCGGTTCAATCGCTGACACGTTATCGATATAGTCCATCCACACATTTAACTGTGCAGATTCACTATCAGAGAGTTTGCGCCCCATGAGCAGTTTTGTCTGCCAGATAGTGATCTTTGAGGTAGCCTCATCCAGTAATGCCTGCTTTTTCTGCTTAGCGGCAATTACAGCCTCCTCATGAGTAGGTGGTGGCGCATCAACCCAGACGGGCATTCCATCAACTGCACCAAGAATTTTACCTTCCGGCGCAACCCAGAACTGGCCTCTTACGTCATCAGAGATATCGACGGCATCAGTGGGCCATGTTTCAGCAGCATCAAAAAGGTCTTTGAGTGTGTATGAATAAAACGCGGTGTTGGACGGGCTGAATGCCCAGTTTTTTGTCGTTTCCATTATTATTTCCCCAGCGCCCCTAATGCCCCGGCCTGCGTCGACGCAGACGTGGATTGGTTATAAATCCGACACGATGTCGCGCCGATTGAAAAAGTGTTGATCCCCGGTACGCCAGCAGCTGTCGCACCGCCAGTTGCCATCAGTGAGAGCAAAGCATTCGGGAACCCCGTCGGAAATATGATCGTGGTATTACCACCAGACGAAATTGCGGGCACGGGCATCCATTGCAGAATCAGCGTTTCGACGGTGCTACCGTTATACATAGGCAAGCGGATACCAGAGCAGGAATCGTGTTTTGATAGCCTGCGCCACCGCTTCCGGCGAGTTAATCAGCCAGGTATCATCTCCCTGACCAAAGGTGTACTCACCGTTTTCATCTTCTCGCCGGTATCGCATTAGTTCACTCCATCGGTATCGTCGCTGCCATGCTGTACCCCGCCGTGAGTGTGAGAGTCATCAATAAATTTGCCATTGGCTTTTACGGTACCGATGAATTCAACTGCGCCCGTAATTTTTGATGCAACTCCTGAAACAACGGAACCCATCATACCGCCCATCCACGTCAGCAGGCCGTGAATACTGACTTTCTCCGAGAACTCAGCCAGAGGGGTGACAATATCCAGGCCACCCGGAGCGACAATTTTTATTTTCTTTGTGGCCGGATTTAACTCGAAATACGTGCTGCCATCGTCGGTGCGCAACTGGGCCGCGTCGGTGCTGATGCCGCTAATTTTCTTCGCCTGCGACATTGGCCCAAGGAAAGCTATCGCGTCACCTATATGGTGCTGGCGCGGGTGTACCGGCTCCTGTTCGCCGCCGGATTGCCACCAGAAATCTATGCATCGATCGTTAAAAATCAGCTCGCATTCATCGCCAGGCTTAACTGGGAACGTGAGCGTCACGCCGCCGCCGCGCGGGAACGACACTGGCACATCTACCAGCTGCGGCATTGAGATCGAAACCTGATAGCCGTTGGCATCTGGTTCGTAGCCCTTAATAGCTGGCTGTATGACAGCCGTCACCGACTCAGCATCGAAAGAAACGACCGTGCCGGGCAGCGCCACGCGGATTCCGGCACTGATTGCCTGCTGAATCGCGAGCATAAATTGCTGATCGCCACTGATTTGCGACGAGAGAGGAATTGACATAAGGGGAAACTCCGAGCAATAAAAAACCCGCTCGGCGGCGGGTTTATTCATCATCAGAAAAAAACGGATTTCTCGGATTGTCTGATGTTAGGAATGGAATGTGATTTCTTGAATAACCAACGATGGTTATCCTATCATCAGAGTGCCTAACGTAATGGATGCATTCTAACGAGTGCATTCCATTCGGGTTGAATTTGAGATTTATCGTTTGCCCACGAAAGGTACTTTGATACCAGCTAGGCCCACAATGGTAATGCCAATACTGTTCCCGCTCATAATCATCCGTCCCTAGTATTTTTTCATGGTCATCATTTACCCATGAAGGCTTATTTTTTCCTTTAAGAGCAAAATCATTACCAACATCATGCATGAACTGAGCAATTGTTTGTTGTTCGTCGACGTTGAGGAAGGGCCAATCAGTAGCAAACTCTGTATCGTATTGACCCAATAAAAAGCTATCTGAAAGGGTGGCGGTTATCTTCAATCAGGATTTCCTTGCCTGAGTTACCTTAGCATTTGCCAGTGCAAGAATGTCACCTACAGTCATACCCTCACGGTAAGAGATGCTGTCTCTGGATACGGCTTGACCTCGACCAAGGATCACCTTGCCGATTTCATCCCAGCACTCTTTTGCTTCAAAATCTTTCTTGCTGGTGATTAATTTCGCCTCAAGAACAGTCATACATTCCCCCTTATCGCCTCAGCGATTACAGGAAAAGTATACAACCGGGGTTGTTTACGATCAATATAGTGTTGTTCGCTGATGCTCATTACTGTACGGATTAAGATGAATATTCAATCCACCTTCACACAATCATACGTCCCGTACACGCGCGGTGCGTTCATATTGGCCTGCACCAACTGGACGTTGAGGATCGCTTTGCCGTCCTTCTTTACGTAGTCCATGCCGTACCATTTCCCGGGGGAATTCGTCGGCACCATCCACTGCATTTTGACGTTGTCATAATCACCTTGAGCTTTCAGGAATGTGAATTTTTGAGACTCTGGCTTAGTGCCGTTAATTCGCGCCCATCCGTCATCTTCCTTACTGGTTCCCAAGTGGAATGGGCCACACTGCGAATCAGAATGCGCAACAAACGGAAGTAGAGACAGGGCAAATGCCAGAGTTGTCATTCTCATTTTCAAAAGGTCCTGTTTAGTGATGCATTCGTCTGCAATTCCCGCGCGCCACGTGCAAAGCACATCAGATCCATATACCACGGCTGGCCCCGCGTCTCGCCAGTATAGTCAATCGCCTTGACGATATAAACACCATCAGCGGCGATGCTGGCCGGGTTTTGCAGCGTGCCATTCCCCGCTGCGGTAAGGTTGCCGTTAACGTTCTGTTCTGTCACGCGCCCGGGCGCGCTGGCAACTTCATTATTGCTCAGTGCCGTACGGTAAATGGACGCCTGGTCAATCTGCACCAGCCCGTTAATTTTGATGTTCGGGTTAATCAGGCAGCGCACATTTACGCCGCCGCCCATCGTCTGCTGTGGCATGCCAATCAGCCCGGTATCAGAGTTCAGTACGATCGCCTCCTGCACGTATTTATCCGACGGTACGACATGCACCTGACCGTCGACCATCTGCCACGTTCCGCCGCACATCTTAGCGATGTCATCCATGATGTCGCGATTAGAGTGGTATAGCGGCAGCCCGCGCGGAAATAACGTTGTGGGCATATCACCGATAATGCCCGGCGTGATCCCGTAGGGGTTGAAACTCTTCATTGTCAAATCAAGCAGGTCTTTTGTCGTGTACCCGGCAGCCAGAGTGGTTTTCGTGCTGGCGAACAGGAACGCGTTATAATCGCTGGCGGCCTGCACCAGTACCCAACTGTCGGTGATATTGTCTTTGCCATTGATGGTGAAACGGATATCGCCAGTAAAAATAAGCCCGTAACCGGGTACATAAGTTCCATATGATTGAATGTTTTTTGATTGCGCACCAATTTTGGCCGGGAAATTGTTATACCCGTCTGCGGTCGCAACGGGTTGTGCGCCGTTACGGCGTTTCTTACGGGACATATCACCATACCTCGAATTACCAATATTTAAAGTTAACTTAAAAAAAACTTTGAAACAAAAAAATTATTATTCTTTTACCACTCATTGCCCCTTGAATTTATAGGTATTAATCATCATTAATATGATTCATATTTAGGAGAAAAAAATGGAAAGAAAATTTCTTATTAGTTACACGGTAAAAAGTCAGAAAGATGATGATGCTTGCCAAGAGCTTGCAGATCTCGTTAGAAGAGATATTGCAAAAAATTCGTTTTTCTTTGGACTTGAGGAGCTTGAAACTACCCGTCACGGTATTGTTAATACAACGTCGAGTTATGCTCGTGGGCGGCGAAATGAATTACAAGAATTCGTAAACGATATTTTCACAGATATTCTTGTTAAGCATAAAGCAAGTAAAAACTATGTAGTAATTCATTGCGCAGCGATGTTAGAGGACTCTGGTGGAGAGTTGCTTTTTGAAGTTTCATACAAAGCATGAAAATCACAGCATTGTATTGATCAAAAATAGTTAAAATAAAAACGACTTCGAAAATAAGTCGTTTTTATTTTCCAAGATGTTCCCACACATCCATACTTGTGTCGGTAGGAGCAAAAGCCATTATGAAAGCGTCGGCAATGTTGGGTGATGGCACATCACGTTTGGCTAGGTCTTTTTTGCTCTCTACCATGACGCGCCCGTTTTTATCAAAATCGCGGTGAGGCGTTGAAAGCTCGTATTTCAGCTTTTCCAGCAACGGGCAATCGCTGTCGATGCTGATCATCTGATCAACGTCGAACTTCTCGCCGTTCTTCACCGCGTTATAGGTGTTACGAAAACGTTCGGCCACAAGCCACCAGGCCTGCGCTTTGAGGTTTGCGAAGAAGTCCTTATTCAGGATGTCGAGCTGATACACCTCATCCGGTTCGTGTACGCCTTCGCCGGCATTAAATTTGGTGTACTGAATGGCGGTTGAATGATAGGGATCAACCGCTTTACGCTCGGCGTTAATTTCCTCGAATTTCGAACCACTCCCAGCACCGACGCCGATTGAGTCATAAACGATTTCAGCGCCACGCTCGAGAGCGGCGTTATAGGTGCGCTTACAGCTTTTCATCAGCTCGTCTTCTTTGGCCTTCCATTCGTCAGCCCAATAGACAACAGAGCCGTAGCGGTAGACGTTGGCGCATTTATCTGCGCCACTGTCGGCTACGTCAAAGCCCAGGCGCTTACGCCCGGATGGTTCAAACCCCAGTTTTTTATGCGCATCAATCGCGGCTTCAACCCACGATAGTTTGATAACAGCGTTATCGTCGTCGGTGCGCGGCACGCCAAGATAAACATGCTCGAAGGTTTCCGGGTCGCGCGCTTTCGCCGCATCGATGACGTCTTTCATGGTGCTGCTGAGGAACTGGATTTCGTCGTAGTTGATTTTCCGCACCAGCGTGTTGGGTGGCGGATCAATAACGAAGTTTCGCCAGACGTAATCTGTCACCAGACGCGGGTTAAATATGAACCAGCATTCGGATCCCTCTTTGCGAATGGTAGGCTCAAGGATTTCCCATTGTGCCTCTGTGATGGCGTGAGCCTCTTCGTTCCAGAGCACGTCCACGCTTTCAAGTGACTTAATCTCTTCAATGTGCCGCCACAGGCCGTAAAAAATGAACTCGGCGCCGGTGTGTCGGTTGATGATTTTGTTGTCGAGAATGCGGAAACGGTGACGCAGGCCAAATCGGTTAATCTGTATTTTCAGCAGAGCGTAAACCGATTCCTCAATTTTGTTCTGTATCTGGCGCGTGCACAGAAAGCGCAGCGGGTAATGGTCAGCCAGGTAAATTGCTATTCCGGCAGCATCCCACGATTTTGACGATGACCGGCCACCGTAAAGCACCTTATTCCTGGCTCTCGTCGTCCAGAACGGACGCAGCGCCGGATTCAGTGTCGGTTTCGATGTCTGCATAGAAGTTGTTCAGTCCGCGAGGAGCGTTATTATTCGGATCGCCCGCTTCGCGTTTGAGTCGGTCAGCCTCCAGGCCAACTTTCTCAGTGGCCGCCAGGCGGTAATCGGTGTCGGCGTAGATTTTCCCGACGGTGGCGATCGTTCCGGTAATCGACTCGATGCGCACGGTGTTACGCAGCATGGCTTTTTCAGCCGCGCCGATATTTTCCAGAATCGCTTTCTTTTGCTGAGGCTCTTCGGCGTCCTCGAGCGCTGTTACCCATCGCCCGATATTTTCAGCAGCTACAAGATTACTGGCACGCAGCCGGAATAACTCATCCTCCAAGCTCAGCGCTTTTGCATCCTCTATTACCTCATCAGTCAGCAGCAGCCGACGGGCATAGCCACCGTGCTTTAGCGCGAGCTGATTACCGGGAGGAAATGGGTTAACGGGAGGGGCTGTACGCGAACCTCGAATCGGTTTCGTTTTCTGCTGTGGGTCGACTTTCTCTTTTGCGTACTTTTCGCCATCGCCAGAAACGACGGGCTTCGAGACGGTACGCGGTGATTTTTGCGTACCACTTTTGTGTACCTGCGTACCGCCTTTACGTACCCAATCAAGCTTTTTGGCTTTCTTCCTTATTGCGCCCTCAGATACGCCGTATTGAGCGCCTATATATCTGAGGCTCATCACCCCGGCCCGGTATGCCGATTCAATGGCCTCCCAGTCCGGTGTAGTCATATGCTCCTCTGGATTTTATTATTCAGTGGGTGGATATTGTTTAGCGGTGCGCTCATGCCAGAGTGCTTCTCTTATCGGTTATTTCGCGTTCGATTTTAAAAGGAGTTTTTCAATGTCTCTCGAAAAGATGCAATCACGTCATATGTCTCATGACATTATCATCAAAGCTTTAATTGAAGTGCTTACTGAGGATCAGCTAAATAAGGTTGTGAATAGCGTTCAACAAGATTTCGACGCTTACACAAAAGGCTCTGAGGATAAAGACAAAAACATCATTTCTGGATTGTCTGATGCCAAGCAACATGCATCAGTTCTGTTAGGAAAAGAAATAAAGTAGTTTTTTAGCACAGCGAACGAATGTTACAGCAGGCACTAAGTGAATGCCTGCTGTAATGACGTCTACCCAACCACCGGGCCGGATGTGCTCGTTGCTGTGGAATCTGGCGCGGCCGCCGCTTCTGCCTGGAGTTGTTTAAGCCTGACCTGCACCAGAGCCTCAACCTTATCGGCTTCTGCCTTTGCCGCCGCTGCGGCTTCCTGTGCTTTCGCTTCGGCGTGAGCTTTGAACCAGTCACGGATTTTAACCCAGCCACCTGCGATAAGCAGAGACGCACTGGTAGCAGCGGAGAAATACAGCAATACACTCTCAAAGAACGTCATTTCGTTTTTCCTTGCCTGAGTTGTTCAGCATGTCAGCTTATTCAGCCGCCTGGATATCGATGTAATACTCTTTGCCCTGCTCAAACTGATTAAACGCATCAGGGTTAGAGATATGCATCTGTAACAGTCCACCCGGCGTGTACTTAGACCAGGTTTTATTTTCTGGCGTATCGTTAGCGACAGGGCTCATATGCACAGTGCAATGAGAATGGTCGTCAGCCTTTTGAATGAAGTGACAGCGGAACTTGGCGCGAACGGTCATGGTTTTTCCTTGGTTGATGTTTGGCGCAACTTTTCAGCCTGCCGGATGGCGGCCAGTTGATTGTTTGCTTTCTCTATCGAAGCCAGCAGAGGTTCTATCCAGAGAACGGCCTGGCAGTACGTCAGTTGGCTGGAGGGAGTGGGGGCACTACCGGCTTTGTCAGTTCCGGCGGTAGCGGAGTGCATTGCCCCGGCACGTAGACTGTTCGTGTAGTTGAGCAGCCCGTCAGCAACGTAAGCAGGCACAGGGTAATTACACGTTTTTTCACGGCGGAGTATCTCGCGGTATTCGATAACGGTTGTTTCCGCTCTGGCGTCAACGGCGGCATTGGCATCCACCGTACTGGAGGCAATAGCGCTGAATGCCTGACTTTCTGTTGCCTGCTGTTGAATGACTTTCGCCTGCAGCAGGACATTGGCATCAGCGGTATCAGCGCGGCTGCTGTTGCTCGCATAGCGGGAACCAAAGAACAGGCCAAGCCCGGCCACCAGCAGGATCAGGAATACGATGATGCTTGCCCGCGCTTCGGCGCTCACTGGTCTACCGGAGGATTGCGCAGCATGATTTTCTTTCCCGTCACCTCGTCAACGATGAACTGGCGTTTGCGCGGGTATGCGCACCTGACATTCACGTCCGCGAGCTGCTTTGCATAAGTCAGTCATTACGCCCCCTGCTTATCGCGTAATTGCTGAAATTAGCAGTTCTGTGGAATCGTCAGAGCCAGGCCAAATTGCGCGCACCAGGCTTCGACTTTGCAGAGGAAATCGTGCATTTCCCCGGTATCCAGATCGGAGGTATGCCGCGGCTCCCAGTGAGTAGTTTTCTCTCCGGTAATGAAGTCGGTGTAGGTGACCTCAACACATCCGAGATAGGTTTTCTTGAGATTGCGTTTAACCCATTCCGGTGTCGCGTCAGTACGCCCGGATTTGATGAGATACTCGCTGATTTCGGAGTACCACATGTGGCTGAGGCTGTTCTGAGAAATGCTGCGCTTCTCGCGCCAGGGCTTTATCTGGAGGCGGTAGCACTGACCATTGTTAAGGAACGGCTGGAGTTGCTGACCAACGGCGACAAAATTGCCGCGGTGGAGTTTGATGCCGTCTTGAGGAAAGTTCACGCTTCACCTCCAAAGAGGCTAAACGCAGAATGCAGAGAACCCTCAGCATCGAATGACACTGACGGCAAAGAAGCGTGTTTAGATTGTTCGCGCATTTAAGTCCCCTCAAATGCGCACAGGTCGTCAGTTGTTCAAGCTGACATTGATATTATGGGCTGCTGATTATAGTAAATCAAAGAATGTTTAAATCTCCCCGTGAACTTCTGGAGGAATGGGTTTCATTCGCGAAGATTTTATCAGATCATTTATCTCTGCCCCGGAAACATCACGCGCGACAGCAACAGCATATCGTTGCCCATTATGATGAATTACCTGAACAGAAAAATGCCTGGCGAGGTGCTGGCGACTATCATCATTCGCAGGTTCAAAGATGATATCCGAAAGCAAAATATCACCTTTTGCATGCTCAATAGGCTTGATCTCACCATCCCGTTTATAACCAATCAAAAGATAATCCACTAACATTTTATCACCTCTCATTGTGTTATTTTTTGTTGGCCTCAGTCATTACATTTTTTGGGATACGGACACCGGGAAGCAAGATGAATTAGATCTGATCATAATAGAATGAGTCATTTGCAGATGTCATTGTTGATTCAATACTGATTCCTATCATGCAATGTTGCATACTGCAGCCCATCCATTTATTCCAGGTCATCCCGTCAAAAGAAAATTGAAAGATTTTCTCGTTGCCTTTGAAATAGATACCTCGATAAAGCATTTCCAGTCGTTCAATAACAATTCCATGCGGGCTGTTCATTCTAAGTTTAAGCACTATTTCACGAGGCGCACTTCTGATCGTTATTCTCGGACCTTCACATTCGACATCCCAATGTTCAGAACTTACTGACCATTCATTTTCATAGATATTAAGAGTTTCTCGCCCAACTGTATCACAGAACGATCCTGAAAGTAGAACCGGAGCCCCCTCCTCTGACGGGGGTTGTACGCTCAGTATCGGCGTTCCATTAACTGAAATTAAATGTTTGCAGTCGTAGAAGCTTACCCCACCAAAAACAATTTCGATTGGGTCGCTATGGAAATCAAACATTTCATTAGCATATCCTTGTCGAAGGCATTTCGGATTGGCATTAGCGATTGCCACTGTGTGAGCTGAAAGTCTTCCCCCTCTAGCCCGTTTCTGATTACATTGATGACATAAGAATGTCATGCCCGCTGGGTTGTGTTCAACTGCATTGTTGAAGTCCGGATCAAAATGCTCATAGTCATAAAAACCTAATCCGCAAATCACACATCCAAAACCACACCGCTTCCTTATTTCACGCCTTATTTCTGCTGGTACAAATCTTGAAAGCCCATATTTATTAATTTTCATAACCCCTGCCTCAATTCTCCCCTCCGCATGTAGGGGGTTATATCAAGCGGCTATTTCTTTACCACAACACATCTCAGGAAGGTTGGCTCTTATCTAGCTTCGGCGAACGGCTGCGGAAAAAAGCTCACTCAGTATTGAGTGAGCTTTGTTAAAGAAAAACGGCTTACGCTGCTTTCTTTTCAGAGCAGTTGCAAAGAGGAATCGGGAACGGTCTCCCTTTCTTTGCGTGACGCACCACCCCATCCACACACACGGTGTAGCGGAAGATGATCTCGCAAGTATTTCCACATTTGCGACAGGTTCCCATTGCCATAGCATCGGTTTCCCTGCATACCTGTAAACCCATACAGATTGCGCATCGTTGGGAGAACCGCTAAACTTCGTCTGTCTAAGATGAGTGTAGCGGTTGGATTACCTCCATACTCAGCAGAATGTGTTAGCGCACTATCTGCCCCCGAAGCCCTGTTAGCGCAGGGCTTTTTTAATAGAACTCGAAGCAGAGCTGTTTTGTCTCGAATCCAAGTTTTTCCAGCATTGTTTCTGCGAAAAGATCTGCTTGCCATTCTGAATCTTCATTCTGTTCAGGTTGTTTGTTGGCAAAATGCAAAACCGGCTTATGCTGCAGAAGCAAATGACCCAATTCATGGAAAATGACAAACAGAGCCCACTGTCCTCCTTCACATGCCATTTCATAAATGTAATTTGGCACTCGAATGGTTAATTTTTCAGGCTCACAGTGACCGACTGTCAATCCTAATGTTTCCTGATGCCACTCATCATCGTCCATCGGATCAAGCACAATATTCCATTCAGAAAGCTTCTCTAACGCAATATCAAATCTGCGTGGCCTGCGTCTGTATTTATACTTACTTGTAAACCCCAATGCAAAACAAGCGTTTACAGCCATCACTTTTATGTCAACTTCGCCTAAAGGGCGAACACGAGTTCCACGCATTTGATGCATAACGGTTTCCTGAACAGTTATTTTTTATTAATTTCAGCAAGTAATTGTGCAAATTTTTTCAATTCATCATGTGTAAACTCAGATTTAGCGAACCCAGCAACTAGCATTTGCTGCTGTTTAGGTAGACCTTCAATTGGTACTGACTCATTCGAAATGTTAGCCAGCACATCCAGATCACTAATGTAGTAATCATGCTCAGCCAACAGGTTGTTTATAGCGAAGACCCATTTGGATGGGATTTTTTTTGAACCGGTTTCGAGACCACTCAGAAATGCAGGAGTAGTTCCTAAAGCCTTAGCCATTGTGAGTAAGGTGTAACCAGTATCGATCCTCGCTTTTCTGACGGCCTTACCGAATTCAGTGAGTGCCATAGTTGATTCCTCAATTTGCTATAGGTGGCGTGCATACTGAACCCAGATGCACGCAGAACGCTTAATATCAATAATTTTAATTTACCACAAACCAACTTAATGTAAACCAATTTAGTTAATTTTTTTATTGGAAAAGTTTGTTCTTCTCTACGGAGACAACCCTCGAAGGTGCTCATTCAGGGTCTGGTGGTAGGCATACTCGAGTAATGCGTCACTCATGCGGCACGCCCCTCGAAAATAACTTCTCCGTCCAAGCCGCCAAGTTGGTAAAGGATCGAACCATCATCCCGATACACTACTGGAGACGCGCTCCATCCTTCCCCGTTTGGCTCGTCATCATCGCCAACAACAATAAATCCCCCTCCAGTAACACTTGCAGGGTACATTTCACCTTCTGTCCACCACCCTTCTGTATCTTTGATGCATTTGACGAACGTGGTTTGTTTGTCGCTCATGACTGCGCTCCTTTGCTCTCGCGAAGCTGGCGGGCGAATGATTCCGCCATGTCTGACACTTTCGCGTAAATCAAAACCTGCCTGTCGAAATAACCTCCAGACTGTAATTTTGTATGCTGGGTCGACATTTCCGCTGCGAACATCGCCACCCCTTCTGCTCGCAGCGAGGAGAACGCTGCGGCGATGGCGGGGGTTTCATTAAGGGCTTTAAAAATTAGTGGTTCCCATTTATTGAAATACACACCACCAGGGCGAGCAGCGATTATCTTGCGCATCACGTCACGAAGGTTCCAGTTATCCGCCACCAACGCGTCGCGCTGCTCAGTAAGCTGGCGAACAGCGTTAGCCAGCCCGGTAATCAGTTCTGCTGCCGGATGTGTGCGAGTTGTCAGGCTGACGCAGAAATGCGCGGCAAGCACTTACGTTGAATTGACTGGCCCCGGTTGGGGCCAAAAGAGCAGATCCATGGAAAAATTAATGAAGGTGTCAGAGCTGGCAGCGCGGCTACAGATTTCTCCTTCCACAATTTACCGAAACCCTGCCCGCTACAACATGTTTAAAGTCGGTGGCGCATGGCGAGCTAACGAAGAAAGCGTGGCAAATTTTTCTCGTACACCTAACAATGTCATCCGGCTGGCTGTGGTCGGTAAGGAGTATACAGAATGCCGATCTACAAAAGAGGGAAAAACTACTGGGTTGATATCTCGGCTCCAGACGGAGAAAGAATTAGACGCTCTGCTGGCACCGAAGACAAGAAGAAAGCGCAGCAATACCATGACAAGATAAAGCATGAGCTGTGGAACATTAACAAGCTGGATAAGCGCCCGGATCACTCATTCGATGACATCATTATCCTGGCGATGAAGGATGCAGAAGACCAGGCGCTTTATGAAACCAAGAAGGGGTATGCAAAATACTGGCGATCAGTTTTCAAAGGGCGCTCGCTTTCTTCCATTAAGGGTGACGAGATAGCAAGGATGATGCCTACCCATTCACTTCATAAATCACGCAAGCCACTGGCTAACGGAACAGTGAACAGGTACAGGGCTTTTATCGTGCGGGCCTTGTCTCTGGCGTTTAAGCATGGATGGATAGAGCACAGGCCATATGTACCGTCCCTGAGGGAACCAAAAGTGCGCGTGCGCTGGATAAGGAAGTGGCAGGCGAGAGAGCTTATTGACGGGCTGTCTACAGATATCATGAGGCGAATCGTCTCCTTCGCCCTGCTTACCGGAGCGCGGCGAGGAGAGATTCTTTCACTGACATGGGAAAACGTGGACATCGAAAACAGAAATGCGGTTGTTACAGCAGAAAACGCGAAATCAGGTCGCGCCCGCGCGTTACCGCTGAACGATGAGGCAGTCAGTATTTTACGTGAGTGCGAAAAAACGTGCGATTTTGTTTTCTCTGTAAACGGGGAAAAACTCAGCGATATCGGCAGAAAGGATTTTGAGCAGGCAACTACCCGGGCAAATCTGACTGATTTCAGGTTTCACGATTTGCGACACACCTGGGCAAGCTGGCATGTTCAGAATGGAACGCCTCTGATGATGCTGAAAGAGATGGGCGGATGGGAAACGCTGGAAATGGTGAAAAAATACGCCCACCTCAGCGCCGAACATTTAAACAAATTCGTTGGTTCTGTCACGTTTTTGGCACAGGAAAATGAGATAGAGGCCATAAGGAAAAGAAAAAATGCGGCAAACTACTGA